ACGTTAATACCTTACTCAAACTCAATGTGAATGAACACACTGAGAAAAAAGGCAACCTTACCTACCTGTCATGGGCATGGGCATGGGCTGAAGCGCTTAAAGCAGACCCTGCTGCGACTTTTGAAGTGCTGATGTTTGGAGACAAATGCTTTACCGACATCAATGGCACGGCTATGGTGTGGGTGACAGCTACCATGTTTGGAAAGGCTATGACATGCCAGTTGCCAGTCATGGACCATCGGAACAAGCCCATTACCAACCCGGACGCTTTTGCTGTTAACACGGCAATCATGCGCTGCCTGACTAAGGCACTAAGCCTACACGGGCTGGGCCTATACATCTATGCAGGGGAAGACCTTCCCGAAGCAGACACATCCCTGATTGACAAGATTGCAGATGCCATCCGAGCATTGCATGACAAAGGGGATTTGGCAGGAATGTACGGCGAATGGGAATCCATTGCCGACAACGAAGTACGGTTAGCAGTATGGGCAATGCTGAAACCGGACACAAAGGTGCGCTCTGCTATCAAAGCGTATAAAGAAAAACTTGACCCTAATGAAAGTAAATAATGGAATACGACAACACCAATCGTGGCAACCTCTTCAAAAATGACAAAAAGGAAGAGGAAAAACACCCAGACCTCAATGGCTCCCTGAATGTCGATGGGAAAGACTACTGGATCAGCGCATGGAAGAAGACCAGCAAGGCCGGTACGCCATTCTGGAGCCTCTCTGTGCGTCCTAAACAAGAGCAGGTGCGTCAGAGTAGCCAGCCTACCCGCAAATCCAAGGTGGACGATCTAGACGATTTCTTTTGATTTTTGGGGGGAAAGCGGATGCTTGGTATCAATTCGCAGTTGCCGCCAAGTGCAGCGAGTACCCCCTTCCCTTAATTTTTTGGAGTACCAATGACAACTTATGCAGATGTAGAGATGAATATTGTCCGATGGGCAGAAGCCCGGAAGATTATTCCGAACAGCAACCCTCAGACCCAGCTACTGAAAGCAGTTTCAGAAATGGGCGAATTGGCAGATGCCACCATTAAAAACAACGTAGAAGACATTCAGGACGGCGTTGGTGATGTGATGGTTTGTTTGATTGTGTATTGCGCCTTGCAAGACATCAACTTGGTCAATTGCATGGAAATTGCCTATGACGTTATCAAGAACCGCAAAGGCACATTGTTGGCAAATGGAGTGTTTGTTAAAGAATAGGAATTGCTATGAAATTGCTTGAGACTATTTTTATGTCAATAGGATTGGCTTCCACCATTTTGGTTGTTGGGTTTTACATGGGTTACGCACACTACTGCCCACCATGCCACAGCCCCGTATCAATCTTCACAAAGGAATGCAAATGAAAGCAGATGAATACCAAATTGGTGGAACGCACTACAAGGACATGAAAGTGCAGCCTTGGAATGTGATGGAGGCTATTTTGACACCAGAAGAATTTCTTGGGTTCATCAAAGGCAACATCATCCAATACAGTATGCGTCAGGGCCGCAAAGATGGCAGCAATGATGATGCAGACAAAGCTATCCATTACATGGCAAAGCTGCGGGAGTTGGAATGCTGAAGTTAATTAAGAAACTATTGCATACCCCCACCCCATTGGAACTGGTAGTCAGTGAATTGACAGAAGCCCACAGGTCAAAGCTAGAAGCAGAGTCAGCCCTTGATTACGCAGCAAACATGGCTCAGTACCACCACCACCGAATCACCCGATTGAATGTCCGATTGCTTGAATATAAGGAAACAGAGAAATGAAAAATTGGAATGTATTTGCCCGAATTGCATTGTTGGAACAGCAGGTCCAAAAACTTACCAACCACATCAACCAGTTGTCAGTGCCGCCATCTCCCCTTGCTGACCGAGCCTTGATTGAGTTTCGTAAAGCCCGTCAACGGGAATACTCTCGTAGATGGTATCTCAAGCAAAAAGCTAAAGGAGCGCAACCGTGAAAGAAGACATTACCACCATTGACCCAACATGGATGAGCAAAACAGGTGGCTATGCCAAGGACATGACCCTGCGTGACCACTTTGCTGGGCTGGCTATTACTGGGCTTTCATTACACGATGTTCCGGGTGAGGCAGCCATGCAAGTAGTTGTCAATGATGCTTATCGCGTGGCAGACGCAATGCTTGCCGCGAGGGAGGGGAAATGAGCGAAGAAGATGAAGACTTAATGGTTACTTTATTTTTTATAGCGTTCACCATCTTCATCATTTTTTTTGTTGTTATAGCAGTTGTGGCAATTTTTTGGAGTTGGACAGCATGATTCAAGTTTTATTTATTCCGGTTTTATTTGTGTGCATGAACAATCAATGCCACTTTGCACAATCTACTCATTACGCAACTGCCGCTGAATGCAAAGTAGCGTTAGAAGAACATATTAAAACAATCAAAGCAATAGCCGTCAAAGGAGGCGGAACCATCACCCAGATTGAAGGCACTTGCATCACACTACGAAATGGAATGCTATGAAAACACCTGAAGACGAGGCGTTTGAAGACATCGAGCGTAAACAAGGCGGTTTTCAGGCCAAACGTGCTATGGCTGCGGACAAGTTGCAGGAGCCAGCGCAGGAGCAATGGAACGCCGCACTAGATGAAGCCGCATCACGCATTGGTGAAATCAAAGGGTTAAAGAAGTGAAGGCTTACGGCAGTACAGTGTCCGACATTGTGCAAGTGCTAGAAGAATACGGGCCATTGACCCGCAGTGAAATTTGCCATTACATCGGCTTGGACAGGATGAACTGTTCTGCTGTCATTACCCGCATGAGCAAGGCTAGTGTTAAGACACCGAAGCGGATACACATCTCAGGCTACACCCATGACAGCGAGACTGGTAGACGCTACCCAAGGGCTATCTATGGGCTGGGTGACCTGCCTGATGCCAAGAAACTGAACAGAAAAGCACTTCGCCGAGAAACGAGAAAACGCTATGACCAAAAACGAGCAGCAATCAACACAACCAACTTCGTCTTTAACCTTGGAAAACCACGCCGTTTATATGAATATTGAAAACAAACACTATCAACCAAAAGCCCCAGTCATCCGAGCAATTTTGAGGATGTTTCCAGACGGGCTTAGTGTGAATGAAATTTGTGCCAAGACGGGCATCTCGTCTAGGTCCGTATACCCTATGCTGAAAAAGATGCCTGATTGCTACATTGACCGATGGAAAACGGGTAGGCGACAGCCCCCTATGGCAATTTGGTGCGCTGTTGAGGTCCCTGAAGATTGCCCCAAGCCAAGGAAAAGTAAGGAATGAATATGAAAATCAATGCAACATTCAATGACGAAGAAGAAGCCATTAAAGCAATCCATTCGGGATATGCTTGGCAAGCCTTGCATGAAGTAAACGAAATACTGCGTCAACATAGAAAACACGACTTACCTTTTGAGCAAGTCGTGTCCCAAATCCAAGCGTCTGTTCAAGATGCATTGGCTATGATTTACCCAAATTAAACTGTTTCTTCTTCCTCTTCATACTCTTCTTCGTCATCTTCCCAGTCGGCTTCCTCATCGTCAACCAACAGCCATTCGCCGGTATCTTCATTCAGCCAATACCAAGCATCGTATGTTTCGTCATACCAGCAATAGCACTCGTAGTCTTCATCGTAGAAATAGTCTTCACCTTCTTCAAAGCAATCAAAAAACGATTCATCGTCTTCCACAACTTCTACATCACCAACAAACACATAAAAATTAAACATGGGAAACTCCTAAAGATTGATAACTTTTCCTCGAAACTCAACCTGAGTATCGCTCCATTTGTGAACTAACTCGGGCCACAAAAGCTTACCATCCTTGAATGTCAGCACAGCAAATCCACTTCTGTGATTTAGGGGATTACCCTCGCCATAATCAAACTGTGGACCATACGGCTCGGCTAAAGTTCCGGTGTCTACCCCGTACCTGTTTCCGTTGTAATCAGCAAATGGGGTAACTTTTAGGCTGTGAAGATGCCCTGTAACGATGCTAATACCTGCATTTACTGTATTGTTGTGTGTGGCATGAACACCACTTTTATAACGGTGCTTAATGATGCAATCTTTAGTGGGCCATACTGACCATGCAAATTCCCATGCAGGTAAATGATCTTCTAGCTTAAAACCATGTACTTCTTTGTATTGAGGGGCTTGGGAAGCTAACCTGCTGGCAAAGCGTGAATCATGGTTGCCCCATGTAAACAAAAGTTTTACATTGTGTCTAGCAGCTTTGGCAGTTTCTTCAATTTCACCAAGATGGGCTTGCACCGCTTTGAGTTCTTCAATGACGCTAGGAGTGTGACTCCAGCCAAGCGGAGGATGGCGACTGACACTAGCCCCGTCAAACGCATCGCCGTTACTGATAACAGCATGAGGCTTAAATTCTTTAATTGCCCACAAAAGACCTTTGTAGGCGGTGGTGTACTCACCGGGCCAAAAGTGAGCGTCACTAAAAACAATGATGGTCTGGTCTAGTATGCCAAGTTCAATTTTGTTAAGGGAAGTTTGAATTGGCTGCATGTGCGAATATGGCCTTGCACGTTCATCAACGCTAATCAAAGGCTGATTGTTATCTGCTTCAATTTTGCGCCGTCTTCGATGAACGGCTCTTTCACTAATGCCTAATGCTGTGGCAACTTTGGAAGCAGAACCCCATTGATTCCATGTATTGATAAACTCGGCTTTTGAAGTTGGTGCTTTCATAATTGCTCCGCAAAGTTGGCGCGGAATCTAGCACATGTTTTTTGCATCATTATGGACATGACTATACGTTGCGTTCAAAGTGCGGACAGTCCACCAATGAACGGAAGTTGCCACCCCACCTATTTTTCGGATGCAGGCTTTCCCAATATGCTCCCACTGGAGCCAATACAGCCTTATCCCAAACAATCTTATCGCCCTTGAAAAAGTTCAAGTCCATTGCACAGCGTTTTAAATGAATGCTGTTCATGGTCTTGGACCGGCCTGTCTTTACATAAATGGCTTGTTGTTCAGGGGTACGAGCCAACTCCCCGCCAGTAACCATAAACCCATGATTAGTGGCGTACTGAATCAATTTGCACATATCCAAAAGAAATGCGGCTTGCTCTTGACTAAGACTCATAACTACCTCTTTTCTGAACAATAAGATCAATGCACGTTGCGTCTGTTTTAGCGCCCATCTTGATGTATTCCTGCTTTTTTGCTTCTACGATTGATAGACATTGCTGCCTATCAGTGTAGTGAGCAAGTTGCTGCAAGAACTCACAATGCCCATTCATGCATATGTACAAGACGGGTATGAAAATACTCATTTTTTCACTCGCATTTCTGCCAGCTTCTCTACCGTCCTGCCTCCAAAATAAGCACCCATAATTAGCATGCCCCAATTTCCTAACAAGGTCACGTAGGACTCATTGGCATTCAAGCCATAAGCTGACATCATGGCAAACAGAAAGTAGCCACAAAAGATGGCTATAAGGCTCATAGGACGGATATTTTTGGATAGCCAAGAGTCAGATGCCATATCTGCTTCCCAGCGGTCTGTGACGTTATCTGCATCAGACTGTGCAGCTTTTGCCAAGAGTTCCAATTCAGCCATTTCTAGCTTGGCTTTTTCAATGCCTAACTCAATCAATCGTTCTTCATGTGTGAACTGCAACTCTCGCAATTTCTCCACATCAGCAGGAGTGGGAGCATCGGGAATTTTGACTCCCAATGTGTTTTCCACCACTTCCTTGCCTTTAGCTTGGATGGCAGACGATAACAAGCCAAGGCCGCTTTCAGCAAGCGTACCCAACAATGCGCCAAGAATTGGAATCATTAGAAACCCCTATTTGTGATGATATGAAATAACACGCCAACCAACGGAACAACAATAGCAGAAGCACCTGTCAACCAAAGAGTGTTCATAATGATTGCAACTTTCACTTCTTTGTCCTTTTGCTTTCTTTCTGCCTCTTCTCTTTCAAGAGTGTTTCTTTCTTTTATCAACCTAGCCCGTTCTGCCATCATCTCTTCCCATACCTGTGCATTGCCACTGTAAAAGAGGATGTCCTTCAGTTCCTTTTCATGCTCCCGCAAGGCTTTGGAGGCCATTGCAATTTGGAGTGCTTGGGAACTGATTTGTGCATCTGTCTTTCCAATCGAAGCAATCCGGGCTTTGCTGCTTGCTAAGTGGACTGTATCTGCCGCTTGGTAGAAACTGCTGAATTCTTTATAGAGGCCGTGGATGTCTTTACCAAGGGCAATGGCTTTTTTATGCCAGCAACAGCACCTTGTGCCATAGCAAAAGCGGTGAATGGGTCAATCATTTCTTGTTCACAATTACCCACCGGCAAATGCGTCCGTCTTTGTCTAGAAATTCATTTGCACCCATCTTTTTGTCCTGTTCTGTCTTAGGAATACGACAAACCAAAAGCGTCTTAGTCTCAGTACCGGGCCAAGGGCTTTCAGCAGATGCCAACAAAGTAATCACTTGTCAGCCTTGCCATCTAGACGGTCAAACAAACGCTCTAAGGTTGCATCAATCTTGTCAAGACGGCTTTCAATGTCTGCTTTACTGACGTAATTCTTTGGAAGGTCAATTTCAATGGCTTTGATGTCTGCTTTCAAAGCTTTGACTGAATCCCAAATTTCTTTACACCACCAGCCAACAGCGACAAGAATAGCGCCACCGACAAAATTAAACATTGCTTGAAATTCCATGATTACCTCGCAGGGGGAGCAACACCAATTAATTTCCGTGGATCATAACCTTGAGCCACACCTCTACCAGCCTTTAATGCGTAATCGCGCATAAGCAGTTGACGGTTTTCTTCTTCAGCACCAGCATTCAGACCGCCAGAATAAATCAATGCTTGCATGGCAGGTGGCAAAAAGCCTGAAGCTACATTTGCAGCTTGGCCTACATCACGATTTTCAGCAGCATTGGCAAGTTCGGGAATAGCCATGATTGCGCCAACCACTCCACCTACCTTGGCAATCTTCATCGGAATGCCTTTGGTGTTTTCAGGCAAAGGCAAATCAAGCTTTTTACGCAATTCGCGTGTAGCTGGAGGTCCCATGCGCTCTTCATTGTATTTTTTGATGAACTCACGAGTTTCTTTGTCAGCACCAAAAGGACCGCCTTGCTCTTGGACAAGAGCGTTGTACCCAGCTTGACCAAAATCATTACGAATCACATTAGTACCGGCTCCCATGCCCGGAACAAATGCATAGCCTTTAGGAATGTCAGCAGTGCTTTTAAACTCTTTTGGAAACCGCTCTCTAGGTTTGCCTTCACCAGCATAAGCAGGTAATCCTGAACCAGTTCTAAGTTCACCTGTAGGCAACGCAGCAGCCGGTGTAGGGGTAACTGGTCTACTAGGCATAGCAGCTACAGGCGTTTCTGCTTGTCCTAGTTGCTGAATGGTTTCTGTCACGGCTTGTGTAGCAGCAGAGTTAGGTGCAGCACTAGGGGCAATAGGCTTAGGCGGTCCAACAGGAGCAATTGGCCCCACCATTTCACTAGCAGCAGGTGTTACCCCTGCCATACGAGCCTGAGCCTCTTCAAGGGTTAAATTGCGGCTAGGTGCAGCAGCAGGAGCAGCAGTTACTTCAGGAGCAGCGGCAGGTGCAAACAAGGGCGGTTCATCATGAATGCCCCACTCTTGTATTGGTGCGGCTGTATTACGAGGTCCAGAGCCGCCTACCATTGGTTGTGCAGCACTAGATGACATCTTGGAGCCAAGGGTGTCAAACAACCCCGCATCTGCGGCTTTTTTTGCAACATAACCACCACCCAATAATCCTACAACTGCGGCTGGCAAATATGGATTATTTGCAAGAAAAGAATTAACAACATCGCCAGCATTGCTAGTAGCATCAGAAACTGCATTAGTGGTTAACGCCCCTGCCTTGCCCACATTCTGAACAACACGCTCAACAGCGTCTCCTGCTAATGGTGCGGTAGATACAACAGGGGTAGGTACAGCAGCCGCAATAGGTGCAGATTTAGCTTTGGCTTTAGAAACAGCTTTTTCGGTTTTTGCAACCGGAACGTCAGGAGTGTCAACAAGTTCGCCAGTGTATGCAGCCATTTAATCCTCCACATGTAACGTGCCGTCAGGGGCGCGATAAACTTTTTTACTAGTACCTTTGGCAAACTTACCAGTGTCTACTGAGCCAGAAGGAATGCCTTTTGGCAATGCTGCTGGTGGCGGCGCTGCTGCTCCTTTAAGTTCTGCAATGGTAGGTGCAGCAACGGTTGAGCTTGTGCCATATTGTCTAGCTAATGCTTCATTTGGTGCAGGACTAGGAATAACAGGTGCTGTTGCCGCCTGAGAAATTCCTGCCCCTTCTGTACGAGCCGCATATTCATTTTGCTCTTTGATGATTTTGTTAGCGGTGCTTTTGTATTCATTCAACAACGATTTGTATTCTGGAGATGCGGTAAATCCTGCTATCAACTCACCCGGCCTTGGGGCTTGACCCGGACCAAATGTTTTAGCCATTTTCATAGCATATTCAGCATAAGCAGCATTGGCTTTTTGATTGAACATGCCTTGTTCCGCTTGCACTCGTCCACGGGCAAATTCATCTGTTACGCCAAAGCCAACAGTAGGCAAGTTAAAAGCGTTGGAGCCAACTTTTGCTTCTTGTAAAGCAATGGATTTAGCCATATCCAATGCAGCAGTAAATTGCTTGGCGGCTCGTCCAGACGGGTCTTGTGCCATCAATGCTTGGATTTTTGCGTCTTTGATTAAATCTTGAGCACTAGCAGTAAACCGCTTGTCCATTTCAGCACTAGTGTTAGCAGAGGCCGTGCCTTGCGACAATTGATTAATGTTAAAAGTAGTGCCATCAGTAGCAGTAAATTCACCATCGCCGTTAAATTTTGCACCTGCCAATTTTGGAATTGTGCCTTCAAACCCAGCAGCTAATTTAGCAGAAACAGTATCGCCTTTTTTCAATCCTGCTTCTTGCGCTTTTTGGCTAAAAGCGGTAGCAGCTTTAGATTGTGCAGCAGTAGTTCCAATGACTTGTGTGCCATAACGAGAAATTTCTGAGGCCAAGGCGGGATTGATGTCTTTCAAGTCTTTTAGCAAATTGCCATAAGTTTGATATGCGCCATGCAAGGCTTGAGCAGCGGCTCCTGTATTGTTGGCATTTTCAACATCAGCGTTGAATTTTTGAGTCCATTCTTTTGCATTGTCTCTTTGTTGAAGATAAGCAATTGATTGGTCTAGCGTACCCAAGCGCCCTACTACTTTGTTAAATTCTTCAGGCAGTAATTGTTTGCCAGTAGTTTGGTTAATGGCCCAATGGTAATCACCATTTTCATCAACACCATATTTAATGGCATCGCCTGTGGTGGTATCAATTTTTACTTGATCGGTTACTTCACCACCGCTGAAATATTTTTTAGCAGCTTTGGAATTGCCAAGAGCATACTGAATAAACGCATTTGCGTATTGTGGAGCATTATCTTTGTTTTGCCACAGTTGAGCATAGGCCATGCGTCCATCGGGAGTTTGAAGGCCACCTTTAGCATCTGCCTTGCCTAAAGTTTGGTCATATGTTGCATTGCCTTTTTCGGCATTAGCGGCTCGTAGTGCCAAAGCGCGTTGTGCTTCTGTACTGTCTGTACTAGCAGCAGCTTTTAAAAATGCGGTGGGGCTACCATCGGCTCTTGCAGCGTCAGCAGCCACTCTATCTTTTTCTTGTATACCGCCAACCGCTGCTGGAAGTGCGGCAGGGGCAAGTACTGTTTTAGGTACAGGAGCAACTTCTACGGCAGGTGCAACAGCAACAGAAGGCGCAACAGCACCAGCAGGGGCGGCAGATTCTAAAGAAATGCCACCAGTACGCATACCACGAATAACATCACCTACTTTGTCAAAAAAAGAAGGTTGCGGGGGAGCAATTGCTTCAGCCATAATTTTTCCTTATTTTGGAACCCACGGATTGCTTGAGGCATGTGCTTCATCAATTTCTGCTGGTATAGACACTTGTATATCGGGTCTAAATTCTTCAGGCGCTACGCCAACCGAAGATGCTGCTGGTGGTGCAACGGGTTTCATTTTGTTTTCTATCCATTCCACCGCAGGTTTTAACCAGTTTTGCGCTGCATAAGCTTTAGGCACTTGAATAGCGCCTTCTAACCATCCGGGCATGTCCGTAGGTTGACCAAAATATTTGGTTTCATTGCCTACATTACTAAGACCAAGACCGCCAAAAGCATTAGTCGCCATGATGTTGCCTTATTTCCATTGAAAGCCAGAACTCTTGCTGCTACCAGTTTGAGTGCCGCCTTGAGTGCCAGTGTAGTTAGGAGTAGTAGAAGCTTGGGGCGTACCAAACACCACAGAAGCATATTTCTGAAATACATCTTGTGGCACACCAGCATAACCCACTTGAGCGGCAGCAGCCTTATTTGCTTCAGTAAGCCCAGCACCACCAAGGGTAGCCAGTTGTTGAGCAGCAGCGGCTTTATTGGCTTGTACACGCGCTTGTGCTTCAGCGGCAGCAGTAGCTTGTCGTTGCTCTTGCAATCCAGCAAGGTTTTCTGTAGCCAAAGCAGCACGAGCAGAACCTAGTTGACCAGCGCCACCGTATTCCGCTACTTGTTTGTTTACTAGTTCACGCCCAGATTCCCGTCCAGATTGCAATGCAGCATTTATTTGGTTTTGTTCATATTGTGGATCAAAAAGCGACTGCAATCCTTGCACGCCTGAAGTAAGCGCTCCAGCACCTGTGATACCTTGGAGAGCGCCTGTTTTGCCAGCAATATTACTGGCGTTACTAGCCGCTGCTGTAGCACTTGGGGCAACTTGGTTATAAACATCTTTGGCTCCGGTAACAGTGTTTTGGTAAGCAGGAAGAAAAGTATTCTTGAGTGCTTCATTTTGAATGCGAATAGTTTCCTGCTGTTCAGGAGTCATCTGAACCGTAGTAGTTTGAGTACCTGACGATTTTCCGCTACCACCCATGATTACACTCCTTTACCTTTCCCGCGCACAGCAGGTTGAGTTGACATCCCAGTGGGGGGATTATCCCATGAACCAATAGTATTTGGATAAATGTTGGGTTGGCCCATTGCAGGTTGCCCATCTTGGCCCGGAAAAGTAATTGCCCCTTGTTGACCTTGCATAGTTTGACCCAAAGGTGGGCCAAGGCCGCCTGTTTTGCCTGATGTTTGGGAAGACTGAGGCGATTGGATTTGAGCAGTAGGAATACCCATTTTTAATTTACTCGTAAAGAATGTTAACAGTGCCATTGTCAAACGTGTCTGTACCATTGACTGTGGTGATACGAACCATGTTTAAGGTTCCACCAAGAGCAATTGCGCCAGCGCCGCCACCGCCAAAAGGTGTTACAGTATTAAAACTTGCGCCAGTGCTAATCCAAGTGTTACCAGAAATTTTTGTAATAGTTACAGTACCATTTCTAATGTCTCCTGCGCCGTTACTTCTGCTAGCTCCAAGTCCATTTGTCAAGTTTATGTAATTAGAACCTTCCCAAACCCCACCCGTATAGCCAGACGTTGTAGGTATTCCACCAGTACCAAGTTGCACAATGGGTACTCCTGAGCTATTTGTGCTAACTCCATTAAACATCACAGTAATGCGCTTAACCCAGCTAGGAATGCTAGTAAAATCAAAAAATGTACCGCTAGTTGTAGCTACCGCAGTGCCAGAAGTAAGGATACTGGCTCCCATGATTACAGTGCCATTAATAGTAGGGCTTGTAATGGTTGGGCTTGTGCTGTACACAGGGTTACCGCTGCCAGTTACACTAGAAACGCCTGTACCGCCATTAGCAATTGGTAGCACACCAGTTACAGCAGACGTTAACGGTAATCCCGTTACATTGGTCATTACGCCTGAGGCAGGAGTGCCAAGCAGTGGGGCCGTCAATGTTGGGCTAGTCAACGTAGGGCCATTGCTAAGAACAATGCTGCCGCTACCAGTAGAAGTTGACGCTCCACTACCGCCTTTGGAAACAGGCACAGGCGCATTTAACACGGTAGGCGCTACTTGCCCTGATGAATCCAAGTAATTGGAAAAATTAGCCAAATTCATTGCTTGAGTCATAAAGCACCTTTCAATTGCTTAATTTGCTTTTTGAGCAAGTTAATTTGCTTTTGCATATGTTTGAACATGTCGTTGATAGTGGGTTCTTGTTCTATTACTACAGGGTAATCCATACCCAGCACAGCAGCAGAACTCAAAGAAGACGCAGATGCTTCACCAGCACTATTAAACGACAAATATTGGCTTGGTTGACCGCTAAAGCTGGCAGCGCCAATGATGGTGTAATTGTATGTCAACGCAGCTGAACCCGGCATTGTGTAATCTGTACCTGGGCGCAACAATGCACCATTGAACCACATCAAATGCGAATTGCGATAAAACGGGGTTGAAAACACTACATTGGTAGATCCAGAACTAGTTTCTGTGTAGTTTTCAGCAAAAATCAATGTGTTGGCATTGGTAAAAGCAAAAACCACAATGTCCAAATTGCCACCAACAGATGGATTATTGAGGACATACCCTTGATTAGTTCCAACATAGGAGTAATCGGTGTCTACCAACAATACGCCATTCAAAAACAAAAATTCAGACCCATCGGTATAGCTAGTTGATATAACAGTTTGACCATTTGTCAATGTTTGGTTATATACAACAAATGGCACTTTGTCGGCAGAAGTGATTCCATCAATTAGTCGAATGTAATAAATAGCCACTACATCATTCAAAGCACAAGCAGAAGCAAATGTGACGGTGGTGGATGTTCTGGTGAAATCAGTACCGGGCTTTAAAAAGCTGCCATTGCGAAACACCAAGATTTGGTCAGGCTGGGCATTGGAAAAAGTAAATGCAGTTTGTCCAGCAGTGGCATGAGTCAACATGGAACTGAACCGCACTTGGTCAGCAGCGCCTGTTTGCACTACCCTGCCAAACGAATCTACAGTAATGGAAGCGGTAGTCAATGGATTGATGCTGAATCCACCAGTGTTTTTGCCTTGCCCATAAGTGTCTAGGTTGATGCTGATGATGCCATTAACACTAGACGAAGAATAGGCCAAGCGTCCATCTGTGGGACTAGAAATATTGGTAACTACTTGCCCTGACCTTGAGTACACATCAATGTATGGGTCTAGCACATCGGTCTGCAAAGTAACATTTTGCCAACCAGAATTATCTGGCGCATCTTGCGTAAAGCTAAATTGAACGGTGTTGCCACTTGCCGTTCTAGCCCACAAATTGATTACAGTCAAAAATGTAGAACCAGCATCAAACCACAAATAATCTGCGGGGTTGTTGTCCAATGTCAAAACATCAGACGCTTGCAAACCAAAAAATTGTTTACCAGCAGGGCTTGATGTAATGCCTGTGCCAATAATGTCATTGGCATAGCGAACCAAAAAATACCGATAGGGAGATTGTAAAATTAAGGGCGTTTGCGAAATGATGCCTAGCGCTACTGTAGTGCCAAGAGTAGAAACATCAAGGTTTAAAACATCGCCTTTGTATTGAATAAATCCAATAGGCTGGTAAGTGGATGGCAATACATCAATATTTCGCCCGCCATAACAACGGTAGTACAACTGATAAGTGCTACCAAAAGCAAAAGGTGACCATTCGTAATCCAAAGGATTGGTGGACACGCTGCCATCAGTACTAGTGTAAATGCCGTAGAACAGCTTGCTAGTTGGGGAGGAACTGAAACCTGTTCCTACAGAATCATCTGCGTACTTAAAAACCAAATACTGGTTAAACACGGCAAAAGGATTGTCAAGGTCAATAGACCTAGCAGGAACCACTCTCCAGTTTTGATTGACATCAGGGGCTTCTTGCGACACAGCAAATGCCGCATGTCTGCCGCCAGATGTCGTGACCCACAGCACATTGCTGATGCCAAAACCACCCGTTACCTGCACCCATGTGTAATCAGCAGGATTAGTGCTTTCTGAGGTTGTATCGTCATTACGAATACCAAAGTACAACCGTCCAAATGGGTTGTCAGAAAAGTTTAGGCCAGCAGGATTGTCCGCATATTTAATGTCCAAATACCGGTACTGGTATTGGATGATGTCACCCATGCTGTTAGAAATAAACCCTGTGGCGGGATTATTGGAAACCGTGTAAGAACTAGCAGGTGTGCCATTGTTTAAGTTGGCAAGCAGGTAGTTAAGCGCTCCCGATATTTCGGAAGGACTTGGATTGCCGTCTATCGCAAAAGACATTAGAACGCATCCTCAACCACAGTAGCTTGCCAGTTCAACGCTGTCAGATTCCAAGTGTCTGTAGCGTCATTGGACTCTACTTTAACGGAAATGGTTCGCACATTGTTTTGCTGTGTAGTGACCCACGGTGTATCTGTAGCAATAGACACGACACCAGTTTGCCCATAGGTTGGCGTTTGAGCCGTAGAGTTAGCCCCGCCTACAGTAATGTTCATGGTTCCTGTACCCGACACTTCGGGCAGCAAACGATGGGTGTAAACCTTTGAACTGTATGGAACTGGTCCTTTTTCTGTTTGTAAAACAATGTTGTCCCGTTGAAACAAAGCAGGAATGGACGCTCCATTGATGAACGAATTGCCTATGCCGGTCTGAATAATCTTTTGGTTAGTAGCACCGCCGGTTAGGTACGAAACAGTCCTAGAAGCGTATTTAAAGGCTCCATCAATGTACTTAGGCGCTTCGCATCCATTGCAAGCATTGGCTACATCTTTGGGAGCATTCCACACTTGCAGGTCATAGCGCCAAGACAGCATCTTGTTACACCAGCCAGTGGAAGTGAGGTCAGGGTAGTAAATCTCAATTTGGTTCTTTTGCGTATTGTTGACCATGAAAACACGGTCTGAATACGTTGTACTTAGGTTGCGAAAAAAGTAATCCCGAACCTTTTGGTTTCCCAAAGGATTGAAATTAGAGCCATCAAAAATCCAAATGTCTCGGCTATCCACTCCATACACATTAGCATCAGTGTTGGACCAGCAATTGTTGTTCAGCAACCCACGGCCTTGGTTGAACAAGCGCACTCCAAAAATGGGAGCAGTGCTGTTTTGATAAGACAAAGGAGCAAAAATTACCGTATCCCAATACGAACAAACATAGAAATTTGCCCCCAAGAAAAACCCATCAACAATAGGACCGCGCAACGGAATTTCTTGTTCGTTGGCAATGTTGGTCAATGTGGGCTGCCAAGTAGCAGGAACGCCTGTATTGGCAAAGGCTTGTGACCACCGCACTGTGGTGGGGTAATTGACAGTAGTGCCGCTAGAGATAAAGTCTTTGGTCAGGTTGCCAGCAATCAGAATGTTGCCGACATTGGGAGAGCAAAAATTGCGTACAAACTCAGCCCGAACTGCACTTACATTGGATTCGTAATTCCAAATGTAGTTATCAGGAGCAGCGTCATACAAGTAGATTTCTGTCGCTGTAGGCAGAAAATACATAGGCGCTCTAAGAGCGTCATTGATAAAAAACACATTGCCAACCCATGAACTAGTAATGTTCACATTGTCGGAATATCCGCTCAAGGCAACGCTAGGATTGGCTCCTACGCCGGGCGTGATGTTGGTAATGCCACTAGCTGTGACGGCATACCATCTTCCAGCATTGGTAGCAACAATGTAAGTCCAAATAGTTCCACGAAATCCACCATCTACAAAAACAGGATTGCCGGGTACTTGACTAAGAATGGCCTCTTCACCAGAAATTTTTTTGATGCCCCGTACATCCGCTTCCACATTTAAACCACTGTTGTACTCATTTGCACCCAATGCGTTTGACGGCACATCGGGTGTAAACGACATGTTTAAAAATGGAGTGCGAAGACGGGCGTAATCAGCCATGTTTTATCCTTGCTGAACCCAAGAAATAGTGGTTTCATCCCAAACATAAATATTGCCATCTGTAGGATAGGCAACAGGAGCGTCCCATTGGCATGTGTCTTCTACCAATGTCCAACTTGGATATGGTTGTGGAGCAATAAACGCATCACGTTGTGAGTCATAAGTAAAACCAATGCCAGCGTAGTTTTTTCTAATTCTGTTGTTGTAAGAAGTCTGTTTCCAAAAAGGATACCCACCACTCCACATAACTAAAAAAGCAATGCCTTTGGCTTCTGACTCTACGTCATTAACCAAAAGTTCATTATTGTGTACAGAACGCACTTCCAACACAATATTGTTTTCATC